AACAGCACTTGTCGCTGCTGGTGTTGATTCGGCTGCGGATGTTTTGCCTATTGTTGATAGTTCGGCTGCTGAAACCAAAAAAATTACTGTAGCCAATCTTAAAACTGCCGTTGCACCAGACCTAAGTACTTATGCCCCGTTGGCTAGTCCTACTTTTACTGGTACTCCAACTTTACCTACTGGTACTATTGCAACTACTCAAACTGCTGGGGATAGTACTACAAAAGTTGCTACTACTGCTTTTGTTACTGACGCAGATAATCTTAAAGCAAATCTTGCTAGCCCTACTTTTACTGGCACACCATCACTTCCTACTGGAACTACTGGTGTTACTCAAAGCCCTGGCAACAACAGTACAAAACTTGCCACTACGGCTTATGCTGATGCGGCTGCTACCGCCGCCGCTAGTGCAGCCACCCTAGACAACCTTAGTGATGTTACGATAACTAGTGTTTCTAGCGGACAATTGTTGTCTTACAATGGTTCAGCATGGGTTAATAGTGCGCCTGTGGCGGCTTTCAACCCTGTTGAAGCCGCAGTATTCATGTAGGGAACGATTTAACCACTTATTAGGAGATAACAAATGGCAACATTCACCAAAAAGATTCTTTCAAACAGCACAGACGGTAAAGCGATTAAGGTTGCTCAAACCGCTACTGCTGGCACACTTATTCATACTGGTTCAACAACAACGACAACTCTTGATGAGGTTTGGTTGTATGCGGTTAATACATCCGCATCGTCAGTAAAACTGACGATTGAGTGGGGCGAAGCAACTGCACCTGATGGCAACATTGAATTGACTGTGCAACCAGAAGCAGGTTTGGTGACTGTAATTCCTGGTTTGCTTATCAAGGGTAATGCGACTGCGCTTACTGTTCGTGCGTTTGCTGCGACTGCAAACGTAATTACTATTCACGGTTTCGTTAATCAGATTACGGTTTAACCATGCCCAATAGGCGTGAACTTGGCTATGTGAGCGCAGGCTCAACTTCTACTATTGTTGCGACTACTGGTTACGGTGTAGCAACAGGTGGTACATCGTCAAGCATTACGGTTTCGGGTGAGAACTATACGCTGCTGACATTCACGAGTGATGCGAACTTGACTGTTAGCACAGGTGGTTTGTTTGATGTTTATTTAGTCGGCGGTGGCGGTGGCGGTGGAACTTCGGGCAACGCATCTACAGGCGGTGGTGGCGGTGGTGGTTTGCTTCAGCAAACTATTTATTTGGCTGCTGCGACTTACGCTGTTGATATAGGTGCTGGTGGTGCTGCCAACATTGGTGGTTCGGGTTCAAGTATTGGCAACACGAGTGGTGCAATCAGCTCATCTGGCGGTGGCGGTGGCGGTGGCGGTAGCAACGGCGCAGTTCGTGGCAAAGAAGGCGGTAGTGGTGGCGGTGGTTGTTCTGGTGAGACGACTGGTGGACTTGCTTTCATTTCAGGCGTGACAGGTAATAACGGTGGTGCTGGCAATGCAGGTGCTGGCACTGGTGGTGGTGGCGGTGGCGGTGCTGCTGCTGGGTCTGGTTCTAACGGCGGTGCTGGTGTAGATGTTTCTGCGTTTTTAGGTCAAACTGCTAGCACAACTTTTAAGGCTGGTGGCGGTGGCGGACAAGGTGCTGGTACTGGCGGAAGTGGTGGTGGGGGTAATAGTGGTGCTGCAGGAACTGCGAATAGTGGTGGAGGTGGCGGTGGAACTGCTGCGGGCGGTTCAGGAATTGTCTATGTCAGGTTCAAGGTGTAACTATGAGCGCACAATACTTTGCACAACTAGATGAAAATAACATCGTTACGAAAGTTGCTGTAGTGCAACGAGAGTTCCTTGAAGCAAACCCGCAACGATACACAGGTCGTTGGGTTGAAACCTTTTTCGATACGGCAGGCAAAACTTATGCTGGTATCGGGTTTATTTATGATGAGGCGACACAAGATTTTGTTGCGCCTGTAATTCCAGAGAGTGAGGTTTAGTTATGGCTGCGAGGTTGATGGGTTATGTTTCAGCAAGCAACACACCAACCATTGTTGCACCTGTCGGTATTAGTGTTGATTATCTTGTTGTAGGTGGCGGTGGTTCAGGTGGGTCTGACGATGGTGGTTACGCTAGTGGACACACAGGTTATCCATCTTTATTTGCCGACATTATGGCGCAGGGTGGTGGTGCTGGTGGTGGATACAGTGGGCGACCAGGTGTAACAGGTGGTTCGGGTGGTGGTGGCGGTAGCGGTGGCACTACGCCTCCTGGTGGTTCTGGTACAGCAAATCAAGGATACGCAGGCGGTGCGGGAACTAGTGATGGTCAAGGTGGCGGTGGTGGTGGTGGCGCTGGCGGTGTTGGCGCATCAGGAGTGTCAAGTCCAACAGGTGGTGCGGGTGTAGCAACCAGCATCACGGGCAGTTCGGTTACTTATGCTGGTGGCGGTGGCGGTGTTCGTGCATCTGGGACAGAAGGTGCTGGCGGTGCAGGCGGTGGTGGTCGTGGTGGTGTGGCAAGAGTAGCCGTAGCGGGTACAGCAAATACTGGAGGTGGTGGTGGTGCAAAATCTAACACTGCTGGTGCTGGGGCAGGCGGTGGTGGTGCTGGTGGTATGCGTTGCACAGTTACAGCAACGGGTGGTGGCGGTTCTCTAGAAACAGCAAAAACGGTTTTTAAAAACACTAACTACAAAGTTGAAATTGGCGCAGGCGCACCGTACACCAGCGCAGTTGCTGCTGCGGGTCAAGGCGGTAGCGGGATTGTAGTTCTGCGATACTTGACTGCAGGGAACACGATTACGGTTGGTGCGGGTTTAACATCATCATCAACAACAGACGGAAGTTACACGGTTGTTTCTATCACGTCTGGCACAGGAAATGTGAGTTGGGCATAATGGCACATTACGCAATCATTGACGAACGCAACATTGTTGCAAAAGTAATTACTGGTGTAGATGAAAATATCACACAAACCGACACAGATGGTACGGTTGTTGGCGGTTCAACAGAGGCGTGGGAAACATTTTATGCTTCGCAATTAAACAACCCTAACTACTATGTTAAACGCACTTCATACAACGGCAACTTTCGTGGTGTCTACGCTGGTATCGGTTACACCTATGACGCTGTAAACGATGTGTTTGTAGCCCCACCCGCACCAGAAGTAGGAGAAAACAATGAAAATCAGTAAACAACAAAAAGCAGCACTACAGTCATATTTCCGTAGCGTTGTCGGTGCTGTCGTGGCTGTTGTGGCTACAGGCAACTATGCGCCAGATGACTTGGGTAAAGCAGCCGTTGCTGCGTTGATTCCACCAGTTTTGCGTTGGGCTAACAGTAGTGACCCTGCGTTTGGACGGGGCGCAAAAAAATAATGCTATTAGTGGTTGCACCTATAAAGTTTTGCAGCCATCTAGTAGGCAAAAAACCTAGTGAGGTTACTCCAGATATTTTGCGTAAATGTTCTGGTGGTGGCAAAATGGAGTTATGTGCTGCTGATGCGTGGGATGCGATAGTTGCCGCCGCTGCTGCGGACGGCATCACGTTAAAACCTACTAGTTTGGGTGACCAATACCGTAGTATTGAACAGCAGAAGACAGCGTTTCTGCAACGTTATAGAAAAGAACCTGTTGCTAATTCTACTAGTAGGACGTGGAATGGTCAGAAGTGGTGGTTGAAGCGTGGGTTTGCGCCTTTGGCTGCACCAAACGATGACCCTAAGACTTGTAGCCGTCACATGCTTGGTTTGGCTGTTGATGTGGCAAACGCTAGCGGTAAGGTTTTGAAGTGGTTGCAGGATAATAACGAGAAGTTTGGTTTTAGTCATGAGGTTCAGTCTGAGCCTTGGCATATCCGCTATGTTGCTGGGGATGATGTTCCTAGTGCGGTTTTGGAGTTTTTGCAACAATCTAAATAACAATCTGTTAGGATGGTGTTATGCGTAAATGGTTTGTAGCCTTTATTGTCGCATGTCTGGTTGTACCAATTAGTCATGTTCATGCTGTATCTAGGGAGTTGGTTGGTCGGTGTGGGCATTGGTTGGATGATGCGTTGGATGTGGGTTGGTCTAGAAGTGATTTATCTGAACTAGATTATATTATGTGGCGTGAGTCACGTTGTTTTCCTAAAATGTTTAATTCTTCTGACCCTAATGGTGGGTCTGGTGGGTTGTTGCAAATTAACCAGTTTTGGTGTTTGCCTAATAAGTATAATCCTAGTGGCTGGTTGCAATCGCAGGGTATTCTTGATTCGTGTAAGCAATTGTTGATTCCTAAGGTGAATTTGGAGGCTGGTTTGGCTATTTTTGAGTATTCTGAGGAACGTAACGGTAATGGTTGGCAGCCTTGGGGTAAATAATGGAATTAAATGAACTGTTAAATGAAGCAGAGTTTCGTAAGTGTCGTGGACCTGAAAATGGTACTGTTGATGAACAGTTGGCTGCGTTTTCTTATTTTTGTGAAAAATATTGGTTTGTGAAACATCCTCAAAAGGGACGTATTTTGTTTAAGTTGCGTCCAGCGCAGACAGAAACTGTTAAAACTTGGATGAGTGAACGCTATAGTATTGTCCTCAAGGCTCGTCAGATTGGTTTTAGTACGTTGGCTGCCGCCTACAGTTTTTGGTTGGCATATTTTTTTGCTGACCGTTTTATTGTTATGTTGTCACGTACCGAACGTGAGTCTGTAAAATTATTATCTAAGGCTAAGTATGGTTATAAGTTTTTGCCACAGTGGTTTAAGTTGCGTGGTCCGCAACAAGTTACTGAACATCAGTTGAAAATGATTTTTGATAACGAATCCGCTATAGAGTCATTGCCTAGTAGTAATGACCCTGCTCGTGGTGAGTCGGTGTATTTGGTGATTGTTGATGAATGGGCGTTTTTGCCTAATGCTGAGGAAGCGTGGGCTTCTATTGAACCTGTTACTGACGTTGGTGGTCGTGTGATTGGTTTGTCTACGGCTAATGGGTCAGGTAATTTTTATCACGAGTTGTGGGTTGGTTCTCAAACCAACTCCAACAAATTTAAAGGCATCTTTTTCCCTTGGTCCGCTGACGGTGAACGTAACCAAGATTGGTATGATGCTAAGGCGGCTAACATGCACCCTTGGCAACTACACCAAGAATATCCAACATTTCCTGAGGAAGCGTTTATTAAATCAGGTAACCCTGTTTTTGATATTCAAATGTTGGATGACATGTCTATTGTGGAACCGAGTAGAGGTTATTATCATTTGTATTCGGATGGTAATGGCGAGTTTCGTTATTCGGAGAATGGCGAGTTGCATGTTTGGGCTTTTCCACAGAAAGAATCTGTTTATGTGATTGGTGCTGACGTTGCTGAAGGTTTATCTTATGGTGACTATAGTTCTGCGCACATTATAGAGGCTAAAAGTGGTGTTGTTGTTGCTACTTGGCATGGTCGTATTGAACCTGATTTGTTTGGTGAAATGTTGGCGGAGTTAGGTTGGTGGTATAATACTGCGTTGTTGGGTATTGAGAATAATAATCATGGTTTAACTACTCTTAAGGCTGCTCAGAAGCATGGTTATAAGAATCTTTATAAGCAGCGCCGTTTGGCGCATGTTCGTCCTGAGGCTACAGATATTTTGGGTTGGCGTACTACGGCTACTACTAAACCTTTGGCTATTGACGAGTTGTCTGCTGCTATGCGTACTGATACTGTACAGATTTATGACCGTTTGACTATTGCGGAGTTGCGTACTTTTGTTCGTAAGGAGAATGGTAAGATGTCTGGTAGTCCGCATGATGACCGTGTTATTTCTTTGGCTATTGCTAATCAGATGTTGAAGTATGTTTGGTTGCCTGAGTATCGTCCGTCTAGTAAACCGCCTGAGAATAGTTTGTTGTGGTGGGAAAGACACATTTTTGGTGGTCGTAAAGCGGAAAAAACACCTATTGGCGCACATAATGTGCGCAGTCAGACTCCTTTTGTGTAGTTTGGGAACAGAAAAGTGTTATTAGATGACAAATTTTACTTGTGAAGAATGTTCTAGACAGTTTTATGATGAACAATTGCCCCATCGTGGTGCAATTTGTTTCGGCTGCCACATAAAAAGTGTCCGTTTAGGGTTTACTTACGGCAAAGACAACTTTCATGGGGATACTATTGCTGAGAAACAGCGCAAAATTGTGTCGGATGCTGCTATTAACGGAGTTCAGGCTGAACCTGTAACTAATTGGATGTAATATGGAAGCCATCCTTGTACCTATTGTTGTGGCGGTAATCACAGGTCCAGTGGTGGTTGTTTTAAACAGATTGCGTTCAGAAAACACTAGTCAACATGCCGAATCTAGAGATTTGTTGCAACAGGTTGCTGATAAGGTTGATAATGTTGGCACAAAATTAGATGAACATATTGGGTGGCATAAAGGTAAAGAGGATAAATAATGCCCACTCCAGTTGAACCAGTACCTGTTCCGACTCAAAAAGGAACTATTGATTTGTCAAAATGGCGTGTACGCCATAGAAATTTAGATGGGTCAATAAGTACCATTAGGTCAATAAGTTTTAGCGACGATAAAGGGTACGAGATACTTATTCCCACTTTTACGCCAAGTGGACGTTCTTTGTCTGTAAATCAGGCAATTAACCAGTACTACGCAACAGGAAAACATTTGGGAAAGTTTCGCACAACCGAAGAAGCAAATACCTATGCCGAGTGGTTACATAATCAGGAAGCAAAGAAACTGAAGGGTAAGAAATAATGGCTAAGAAAAATTTGTCTGACTATTTGGCTCAATCCAAACAGCGTATTGAGGCTAGCCGTAAGTGGCGTAAAGAAGATGGTTATGATGGCACTTGGCGACGTATGGTTGACATGTATAAAGGTCGCCATTTTGACGACTACAAAAACGAAGACCGCATGCTGGTCAACATTTCGTTTTCCACAATCAACGTTATTTCACCAAGTATTTCTGTAAACTATCCGAAGATTTCTGTCAATGCTGTTAATCCAGATAACGCAGCGCAAGCGGTTATCGCTGAAGCGGTAGTGAACTATTGGTGGAAACATCGTGATATCCGTTCACATTTCCGTCGTGCTGTCAAAGACATGTTGACAGTTGGTCACGGCTGGATGAAAGTTGGTTACCGTTTCGTTGAAGAAGAAGATACCCAAGGTGGCGATTCGGAAGTTTCTGACGCTGTTGAAGGCGGAGAGTCAACATCAACTAGCATCATTTTGGAAGATAGCCCGTTCGCTGAACGGGTTTCCCCTAATGATATCTTTGTTGACCCAGACGCAACCAGTATGCACGACATTCGTTGGATTGCGCAACGTATCCGCCGACCAATCAATGACGTAAAACAAGATAAACGCTATAATAAAACTGCTCGTGAACAGGTCAAAGTTATGGCTGTTAGCCGTTACGGTGATGACCCATCACGCAAAAAGATTCACGACAAAAATGCTGGGTACGCAGAAATTTGGGAATTTTATGATGTAGCCAGCAACATGATGAGCATTTTCTCGGAACAGGGCGAAAACTTTTTAGTTAAACCTATTAAGATGCCGTACTCGTTTGGGCAACCATTCGTAATGTTGCGCAACTATGACATCCCTGACCATTTCTACCCAATGGGTGATTTGGAATCTATTGAACCGTTGCAAAAAGAGTTGAACGAAACACGTTCACAGATGATGAATCATCGCAAAAAGTTTGCCCGCAAATATTTGTATAAAGAAAATGCGTTTGACCAGTTGGGTCGCACCGCTTTAGAATCAGACCAAGACAACGTTATGGTTCCTGTTATTTCGGATGAAAGTTTGGGCGCTGTTGTCTCTGCTTTCCCAGCAGTTATCAACCCACCAGAGTTTTATAATCAAACCAATCTTATTGTTGGTGACATTGACCGTATTTCTGGTGTAACAGAGTTCCAACGTGGCGGCGTATCAGAGATTCGCCGCACAGCAACCGAAACATCATTGATGCAAGATGCTGCTAACGCCAGAACTTCTGACAAGTTGGCTACTGTTGAGCAGGCTATTGCTGAAATTGGTCGCCGTATGGTACAGTTGGCTCAACAGTACATGATTGGCGAGCAAGTGGCACGTGTTATGGGCAAAGACGGTGAACCTGTTTGGGTTAATTTTGACCGTGACTATTTGCAAGGCGACTTTGATTTTGAAGTTGCCGCAGGTTCAACACAACCAGCGAACGAATCGTTCCGCCGTCAAATGGCTTTACAAATGGTTGATGCCCTTGCACCGTTCGCTGGTGCAGGTATTGTTGACATGGGTAAACTTGCTGCCTATGTGTTGCAGATGGGTTTCGGTGTGAAAAACCCTGACGAGTTTATTAATGCTGCACCACAGCAACAAGGTATGCCTGCAGGTCCTGCTGGTGCTGCAGGTGCGCCACCTGCCAGTCCTGAGGTTGAAACAATGTTGGCTGCACAACAACAGCAACCACCACTACCACCACAATAGGTCACCAGACACTCTAGGATGCGTTTTAACGCATCTAAACCAACGGGGGGTATCCACCATACCCCCCGTTAGGGAACGCCCATTCTAGTATTAGAACAACCATTACGGATTCTAGGAGAAATATGAGCGATGAAATCGCAGCACAGTCAGCGGAACCAGTTGAAGGGTCACCCACATCTGATAGTGTAGTCACACAAACACCCGATACACCTACATTGAACGTACAGGAATACTCTAACTATAGAGTTCCAGTTAAGTTGGATGGAGAGGAATTGCAAGTCCCTCTTAGTGAGGCTATTGCAGGTTATCAACGTCAAGCCGATTATACTCGGAAAACGCAAGAATTGTCTCAGCAACGTGAAAAGATAGAATTTGCTTCAACACTTCAAGCCGCTTTAGAGAATAACCCAGCAGCGACACTCAGTTTATTGTCTCAACATTATGGTGTGCAAAACACTCCACAGGTTGACCCAATAGAAGAAGAATCTTTGACTCCAGAGGAACGTAAGATTCGTGAACTTGATAAACGTGTAGCATCTTTTGAGGAATTTCAGAATCAGCAACAGATTGAAAAAGAAATTGCTGGTTTGCAAACCAAGTATAGTGATTTTGATGTAAAAGAAGTTGTGTCAAACGCTTTGCGTATGAACACAACCGATTTAGAAGGCGTGTATAAGCAATTGGCTTTTGATAAAATTGTGGCACAGTCTAAACTAGAAGCAGCAGCAAAGGAACGTTTGAAGCAAGCCGATGACGGTGTGCTTGAAGCGAAACGGGCTGCTAGTGTGGTGTCGGGGGGTTCTTCGGCTACCAGTTCTACTACGACAGAAAAGGCTGCCCCAATTAAATCAGTTTCCGAGGCTTGGGCTGCCGCTAAACGTCAAATGGGTGCAAATTAACCATTTAACAACTATTATTATAAAGGATTATAATGTCTAACGTAAACTTTGATGCGTTGCTAAGTACAACGCTCGCAAATTACCGTGACCAATTGACAGATAACGTGTTCACAGACCGAGTTCTGACGAACCACCTTATGTCAAAGGGTCGCATCCGTATGCTTAACGGTGGCACAAAAATTGTTGAGCCGCTCATCTACGGACAAAACACAACAGTGGCTTCGTACTCAGGTTACGACACCATTTCGTTGACAGCACAAACAGGCATCACTGCTGCTGAATACGAATGGAAGCAGTACGCTGCTTCAATCGCAATCAGCGGTATTGAAGAAGCAAAGAACAACGGTGAACAAGAAATCATCAACTTGTTGGAAGCCAAAATCATGCAGGCTGAGGAATCAATGCGTGAAGGTTTCAACACAATGTTCTACGGTGACGGCACTGGCAACAGCGGCAAGAACTGGAACGGTCTGGGCAACCTCATTGAGGCTTCGGGAACTGTTGGCAACATCAACCGTGCAACTGCTGGTAACGAATACTGGCAATCGTATGAGAACAACACCGCAGGTGCTTTGACTATCGCTCAGATGGCTACAGCATACAACACGGTGTCAGTTGGCAACGACCATCCAGACCTAGTTCTTACAACTCAAACATTGTTTGAGAAGTATGAGGCTTTGTTGCAACCACAGTTGCGCTACACAGATGCCAAGACAGCAGATGCTGGTTTCCAGAACCTTCTGTTCAAGGCTGCACCTGTAGTGTTTGATGCTGCTTGCACCGCTGGTGTAATGTACTTCATTAATAGCAAGTACCTCACACTTGTTGGTCACTCAGGTAAGTGGTTCCAGCAAACAGAGTTCGTGCGCCCAGAAAACTTGGATGCACGTTACGCTTTGATTATGTGCTACGGCAACCTTACTTGCCGCAACGCTAAGAAGCAAGGCAAACTCACAGCAAAAACCGCTTAATAACGGTTATGTTGGGGTTGGGAACAACCCGCAATATGGTAGGGGGAAAAAAGCCCCCTACCATTTTTGCTTTATAGGAGTTTTATGCCCAAAGGTTTAGATATAGATAAAATTGTTGCCGAGGTTTTGCGCAATTTGGGAAAATCTGGTGTTGCTGATGATGCAGCCAGAATCGGTGGCAATGTAGTAGATGACATTTCTAAGGCGTTGTCTGAAGCAACAGGCAAAATTCGTAAACCTAAAACACCTAAAACACCTAAATTGCCTAAGACACCTAAGACACCTAAAAATCCGCCTGCTGGTGGTGTTGTAGCACCTAAAACACCTAAAGGTCCAAAACCAAAAGGTCCAAAATCGGGTTCGGTTGATGCAGCAGAACGTGAAGCCCGCCGTCAAGCAAATCGTGATGCTTGGGCTAAAGAACGTGAAGCATACAACAAAATGAAAGCCATTGAACGTCAACAACGCAAAGAAGCCAACAGGGCTAAATGGGCTGCAACATTGGAAGAAAAATATGGTGGCAATATTGTTGAGGCTCGCAAAGCAACATCAAAAGGTGCTAATAGAAATAAGAAAAAAGGCGCAAAGTAATGGCTAGAGGTGGTTCGTCCATTGATGATATCGTAAAAGCGGTAATGGCACAAATTGCCAAAAGCCGTCCCGAGGTTGTCTCTGCTGCCAGAAGTACGGCAGATGATGCTGGCAAGTTTGCCAGCAGTGCTGCATCGGCAGTTAAGAAGGCTTTACGAAAAGGTAAACCTAAGGTTGCTAATACAGCAGCAAAGACAGTGACTCCAAAGCCAAGTAAGTCGGCTTCTAAACCAATGACCAAAGCAGAACGTCGTTTGGCTAATCAGAAGGCTGATGCTGAACGTCGTGCTATGGGCGCTGATAAAAGAGCAGCAGATAAAGCGGCGCAGAAAAAAGTAAACCGAGAAAAATATCTTAATAAAGAGAAAAGCAAAATTGAAACAAGGATGACCACATCAGAGATGCGTAAATCTGGTTACCCTTTGATTAGTAATGCTTTGACCAAGAAGATGAACTCGGTTGATTTTAAGACTCGTTTGCTTCAAAACCAGGGCGGCATGTTGGATAAACAGGTTAACATAGAGGCTTATAAACTTGTTAAACTGTATCAGAAAGATGGTCGCAAACTTACACCTAAGCAGGTTTCGCAACTTCGTAATAATGTTGAAGCGGAAATCAAGTCTTTTGCTGAAAGAAATTTGGATAAACTTTCTAGGGGTGTTGATACTAGGTTGAAGAATTTGGGTAAGATGACTCCACAAGAGTTGGATACCGAGGCTGGTAGAATGGCTTTTCGTGCGAAAAAAAATAGGGTACGGAAAGGTATTGAACCTAAGGATTCTCGTAGAGATTATCAAGTTCGTAGGGATAAAGATTTAGCAGAACGTCTTGAGGCTTTGGACCGTAAACGTGCTGATGCGGCACGTAACAGGGGTACTGGTACACCAACTGGTCCTAGGGTTAAAGGTCCTGAAACCGCTAAGCAGAGAGAAAAACGTTTGTCTGCTTTGGCTTCTGAACGTAGACTTGTTGCAGCGCAGGAAGCAAATGCAGCAAAACGTGCTAAGGTTAAACCTTTGTCTGTGTCGGCTAGAAAGTATACTGCTGAGGAACTTAAGAATGTTAAGTTGACAACATCTGCTGATGTTGCCGCAGCAAGAGCAGTTCTTGGTAAGGGTGGCGAGGGCTACAATATTAAACCAGGAGTTAAATTACCTGACCGTAATGCTTTTGGTATGACCCGTGAAGAATTTGCTGCTTATAAAGCAAAACAAGCAAAAGGTGCTAGAGTACCGAAGAAGAAGTAATGGTTACGCCACGTAATCAACGTTATAAACGTAAGGTTAATTCTGCGTTGGATTTGTCTAAGATGGCTGCCGACCCTAAGGGTTTTGAATACGAACAACGTACTAAATCTATTATTGAAACAAAACCTGGTTTTGGACCATTTAATGATATGGTTAATTGGTCAGGTGTTGTTCGTTTTGGTAAAGAAAATTTAGATGCACAGTTGGCTGATTTATTAAGATGGAATAAGAAAAGTCCTGGGATTATACGTGCAGAAGATAAATATGGTCAAAATGCATCTTTTATTGGTGAGTCTTTATTGCCATTAAATCAATTAGAAAATATTTTAACTGGCAAAGGAACCAAGGGTGACCTTCTTAATGCTTGGTTGTATACCGAAAGAGGTGGTAGTGCAGCAATGAAAGGTTTGGGTTTACTTGCAAAAGGCGTAACTAAACCTATTGGTGCTTTAACCCGTAAAGCCAGTGTAGGCAACAAATATGGTCGTAAAGTGTTAGAAAAAGTATTATCAGCATTACCTTAAGGAACGGATACCCATATTATGATGAGCAACGCAATCCCAACATACGCACTATATGGCAAACCAGTAGAACATCACAGGCTTTCGGCTATTGCTGATGCGCCGTTGGCGGCTGCCAGCGGCGAATATTTGGGTCGTGGCAATAAATGTATGGGCAATGATGATACCTGTGGCGCTAATCGTGTAAAAGGTGAAGAATTGTGTGCAGGACATTTGCGTCAGGCTATCAATTTGGCTGAATTGGCTGAACAAATTGATTCAGAGGAGTAATAATGGCATACGCAACAATGACAGCAACAACGTTGCGTCAAACCGTCCGTGACATCACAGACCTAGACACAGAAGACCTACCAGATTCACTATTGAACGTATATATCCGTGACGGATATTACCGTATATTGGATATGGAAAAACGTTGGTCTTTCCTAGAGAAGTCGTTTACTTTTAATACTGTTGCTGAGCAACGTGAGTACACTATTAGTGCTTTTACTGCTGACCCTATTGGTCAGATTATTTCTGTTGTTGACCCTACGGGTACGGGTTTGCGTTTGGAGATGGTTGGGCATGATATGGCTGAGAACACATATATTGGTTCGTATGATACGTCTGGTGACCCGTTGTTTTATTCTATTTGGGAAGGCAAAATTCATTTGTTTCCCAAACCAAATAATGTTCGCACCCTAAAGGTGCGGGCTTATCGTGAGCCGATTGATTGGGTCACTAGCGGTGGTGCTGTTGATGCTAGTCCGTCTTTGCATTTTCCTTTGGTATATTATGCTTGCAGTCGTGTGTATCAACGTCTTGAGGATACGGTTATGGCACAGGAGTATAAGCGTGCTTTTGATGAGGGTGTTGTCTTGGCTAAAGAAAATATTATGAAACCTGCTAGTCATGCACATTTGCGTTTGTCTCAGGGTCAAACTTCTGGTCGTCCAACCTTTAAAGGTTGGATGTTGAACATGGGTAAGGATTTGGCGGACAATGGCTAGAGTTCGTGTTCGTGAACTGAAAGATTTTACTGGGGGGCTAAATTTTCGTGCCGACCAGTTTCAGTTGGCTGATAACGAATCTCCTGATATGCTGAATGTTGAGATTGACCCACGTGGCGGTATTTTTAGTCGTGGTGGTATGCGCCGTATTAATACTACGGCGGTTTCGGGTACTTGGGTCCCACAATCATTGTTTCCTTTTTATGGTGCTACTCCACGCATAATGCTTTCTACAGAAACTAGAGTTTATCAATCCAGCGGTATTAATTTTAGTTTGTTGGAATATAGTGCTGGTAATCCTATTGTTGTTAACAGTATTCATGGTGCTAGTTTTGCTCAATGGGGTACTAAGTTATATATTGCTACTGGCAACACCAGTAATGGTGGCTATGTTTGGGATACTGCAAGTACTTATGCTACAGCGTTGACAGCAAGTGGCACTAATCCGCATGATTGGCAAACTATACCAACCACATCTGAACGAAAGATGCCGTCGGCAGAGTTGTTGCATGTTCATGCCAATAAAATGTTTGCTGCTAATGTTCGCATTAATGGTGTTGATTATCCCAACAGGTTGCATTGGTCGTTGGAAAATGCGCCCGAGAACTGGGCTTCGGCTGATTATATTGAAATTAATGCTGGTGGTAATCGTATTACTGGTTTGGCTACTGTTGCTGGTCAGTTAATTATTTTTAAACCTAATGCCATTTTTGCTTTGTTTGGTTATGATTCGGATAACTTTCAAGTTGTTGAAGTTTCCAGTAATCTTGGTGTTGATACACCACATAATATTGCTGTCAGCGATAAAGGTGTATATTTTTATTCTAACCCTGAAGGTGTTTATTATTATAATGGTGCTACGATTACAGATATTTTTGAAAACCTTAGACCCATTATAGATTTGGATTATATTACTGTTGGTGTTGAGGATGGTTTTCATTTAAGTTGGATTGGTCAGCGTTTGTGGGTTTCTGCACCTTATTCTAAAACTGGTGCTGTAACCAATAGTACTGTTAATTTTGTTTATGACCCAACTATTGGTGCTAATGGTTCTTGGATGCAGTTTTCAACTGCGGACGGCAAGGGTTTAACTGCTGGATGTAATTGGCATAATGCGTCTAATATTGAATATCGTTTGTTAACTCATCCAACGTTGCCTTACGTTTTGCAGGTTGATATGTACGATGAAGAATTTGACAACATTACTGGTACTGATGTTTCGTATACCAGTAAGTATCGTACTAAATGGTTTGATGCTGGTTCTTATACTCAACGTAAAATGTTTCGCCGTCCAGAGTTTGTTATCAAACAGTCTGCTGTAAATCAAACTATTAATGTTAAAGTTTACCATGATTTTGATGAAGCGGAAGGTAATGAACGTAGAACGTTTAATTTGGTTCAATCACCTGTAGGTTTGGGTATGGTTTGGGGTTCTAGTAATTGGGGGGAAAATTGGTCTAGTGGTGCTATTAGTTCTTTGCTGATTACTGGAAACAATTTGGGTTTAGCCCAAACTGTTCAACTAGAATTTACTGGTCCACTAGGACAGTTATGGGGCATTAACAGCATCGGATACAAATATCAACCTAGACAGGTTAAAGGATAACAATGGCTACACTTACTATTCCACACTCTTTTGTTAACGGCACAGCCGCTATTGCAACCGAGGTTAACGCAAACTTTTCTGCAATTAAAACATTTGCTGAATCGTTGGCGGCTGGCACAAACATTGACGCTGGGGCTATCAACTCGGCTGCAATGTCCGCAACGGGTGTAACTGCTGGTGTTTATACAACAGCAAACATTACAGTTGACTCGGCTGGTCGTTTAACAGCAGCATCATCAGGCACAAGCGGAGTCACTGGAGACAGCGACCAACTTGTTATCGGGTCACAGGTGTTCAGTTAATGGCTTGGTCTGTTAACTCTTTGTCTCTGCTGACAAGTGTGGACAAAAATGTTTTACAAAACATTTTTGTGTCACTTCAGGCTGAACTGGAACGTTTACAAAAAGAAATAGATGAATTAAAACAGTTGAAAGCAACTAGGTAACATTATGTCAATGATAGACGCATATTACGGTGATTACGGAATGGCTGAAGCGTCTGCACGTAAACGTCGTTCCGCAACCTCAATAGCAAACCAACAGGCTGCGTTCCTCGGACAGCAACGTGGCACACGCAACATAGCGGATTTGACACGCAAACTAACCGAAGGTTTCCGCCCCAAAATGGCTAGTTATGGTCAACGTGGTTTGGCTGGTCCTGCGGTGGCTTCAGGTATTCAACGTTCAGGGTTGGAACGTTATGCTGCGGATATGCAACGTGCGCTTGCTGACGAAACACAAATGTTGCAAGATGAACAGAACCGTATTGCTATGGCTGAAGCACAGTCGCAGGCTGACCTTGAGGATTATTTGGCGCAGTTACGTTTACAGAAACAAAGGGATATTATTAATTCGGCTACTGCTCTTAAGCAGTATGCTGCCTATTAGGAGGTATTATGGCTGGATTTAAATTTGATTATAAACTAGGTCAATGGGTTGTTACACAAGATGCTAGTACTCCTAGTGGAACAACTACAACTACATTACCTTCTTCAACAACGACAAAACTACCAACCACTACAACGGTAGCGCCGTCCACTACTACTGGTACAACTTTACCACCTGCGACTAAACCGCCGATTACGGTTACTTCTACTGGTTCAACTGGTGGTTTTGATTTAAATAAAGAAATAGCCAAAATTGATGATGCAGCAAAAGCCTATGTGGAAGCAACTAGTAGTGAACCGAGTGCTGCTTGGTATACAGCACGTTTGTTGCCAATTCAAACATATTTAAATAATCAAGAAGCACAAAAACAGGCTGCTGCTGACCGTGCGAAAGAAATTGCTGATAGGGCTTATCAAGATAGGGTTCGTGCGGAAGAAAATGCACGTGAAGATAAATACCGTCAAGCACAACTAGATTTGTCTCGTGCTGCTGCTGGTAGTGCTGCTGCTGCTCGTGCGCAAGAACGTTTGGATGCTTTGGCTAAAGAGAAACGTGACCGTGAGTTTCAATTAGCGCAAGAGAATCGTCAAAATCAGTTTGCTATTGATGCAGAGAATCGTGCTGCTGCACGACAAGATGCACTTGAAGCGGCGGCACGTGTTCGTGGCATACAGGGCGGTGAGGCTGCTGCACGAGTTTTGGAATCGGCTGCTGGTTCTCGTACTTTGGCTGGTTTACAACGCATTAAAGAACTTTATGACCCAATGGAAAAAATGACCAATGATGAATTTGCTAATCAATTGGATTTGCTTAGCAAAGATTTTGAAACGGCACGTGGACAGGTTAAGGGTGCTGGTGAAGATTTCCTTAAATCGTTTGTTGATAGTGTTGCATATCAAAATGTTCCTATTACTACATTGGAAGCGCCAACAAATCCTTTGTTGGCTGCATTACAGTCGCAGGGTGCTGGGACTGGTGAAGTGCAGACTGTTAGCGATTTTGCTAAACAGTTTGCTACAAGCACATCTGATTTGGGTAAGTGGGCTGCTAGTCAGTTAAATGTTGGTCAACAGAACTTTGATATTGCTGCTAAACGTGCTGCTACTGGTGCAACAACTGCCGCATTGCAGGGGTTGGCTGGTCAGGAACCACGTATTAAGGCTGGTATGCAGGCTGATGTCAACAGACGGTTGCAAGAAATTGCTATGCAACGTGCGCAAGCAGCAGAGAATGTTTATAGCCGTGAACAGGATGCGCTTGATAGGGCTGCGGCTATGCGTGCTGAAACGTTGGCTAAGTATGGTCCAATGCAGGAAACTCAAAAGCCTGAAGAACCTAAAGATGATGCAGCAGCCGCCGCTGCCGCACTTGCTAAAAAGAAGGCTGAAGAAGAAGCCGCTAAACGTGCAGCAGGTATTGCTTCGGCTAAGGCTGCTAGAACTTCCGAGTTTTAGGAACGGGTATCCTTATTATAGGGTACTAATTTAAGGATTTTCATGGCAACTGGCATAACACGTTCACCGTTTGTTAAAAAACAAACTACAGACTACGGTTATGGCAAAGACGAGCAAGGGAATACCACCTATACTGATGCAAATGGTGTAACCACAATTGTTGTCCCTGCTGGTCAATCACCTAGTTTAAAGAAAGAAAAATTTGCATTAGGTAAGGCTGTCAATAAGGCTGGTTCATTGACACGATCGTTGCCGTTTCAACCACAGGCACAAAAAGATGTTCTTGAAAGTTTACAACAGTTGAAAGAAACTGGTAAAACACCTGCTAGTGTTACTGGTGGAATATTTAATACTTTGGGTCAAATCATTAACTATACTGTTGGTGAGGGACCTAAAGAAATTTTACAAGGTGTAGGTGAAGCGGTTAAACCTGTGCAACGTTATGGTCAGTCTGCTATTAACGAACTTGCCGAGGGTCTCACCCAGTTAACTCGTCTTGGTTATGGTGAACCTTTATATTATAAGAAAGGTGTTTATAAGGGTCAAAAAATTGAGGCTAGTTGGAAAGATTTTGTTCGTCAAGCAAAAGACCCTAAATTTAAATTGTTTGGTAAAGAATCTGTTACTGGTTTAGTTGGTATTAAAGGTGTCCCTGGTGGTGCATTACAGTTTTTGGCTGATGTTGTTACCGACCCAACAACGTATGTTGGTTTGCCCGCAAGCCAAGCATCTAAAGCAAATAAAGTTGCGTTAGCAACCAGAGTTGTAACAGAACTATATCCAAAATATCCTGAACTTAAATCTATTCCTAATTTGTTGGATAACATTGTTCGTTATGGTGCTGTTGAGTTACCTGATTATGTTCGCAAAGGTGAAAACATTTTTGTTGGCGTAAAATATATGGGTTACGAAATTAAAAACAGTAGCGCCATTGCTAAAGCATGGCGACATACTTTGGGTGAAGTTAGTCCCGCCATTGGTGATGTTCTTTATAAATATAAACCTAATTGGGCTATAAAAACCGCTCGTGGTGGTGTTGCACCTTTGGTTGCTCAAGGTGTGGGACGTGGTTTGAAATCTGGTGACGATTGGATTAGCACATATCTTGGTGGTATAGCAGAACATTCTGCAAGCATCAGGAGTAGGGGTAGGGCTGCTCTTTATAGTCAAACACATCTATCTAAAGGTTATGGAATTTTGCGTGCAATTGAACAACTACCTGATGCCGCACAACAAGAAGTATACAAAATTATTGAAAACCGTAGCCCCGTTTATGCAAGTAGTCAAGAAGTTCAAGACGTTGTTGATGCTTTCAGGAAATGGGATGATGAAGCATATCAAGCAGTTGACAACTACAGGGTTCAACAAATCCGCAATAAATGGGGTGCTTTACCAAATGAACTTGGTGTAATAGACGACCACATATATCACTCAATGACCCCTGAAGCACGTGATTGGATGATGTCCGAAGGTTATAAGAGTGGTTGGTTTGATGACCTAGATTTTAGTGGTGCAGACATAGAAACAGGTAAAGGTATTTCTAGTCATCGTAAGTTGCGTGACGCAACATTTGATGCAGAAGGCAACCTTGTCCATGCCGAAAAATTTATGGGTGAAGATGTTATTATTGGTAGCATTGAGGCTATCAACGAAATTTCTATGCGCAAAATTGGTTTGCCTTGGTTTAAAACAGATGTCCCTACTATTATGATGGACAGTTTGCACTCTTATAGTAGGATGATGGAACGCACAGCATATTATGACAGAATGATGGATTTTGGTCCTGCTGTTATTAAACCGTTAATTAAACATGTTGTTCCCGATGCTGCGCTTGTTGCGGAACTTGAGGATGTTGCAACGAAGTTGCTTGCTACGCAACGTTCGTTGAAGGGTCGTATTTCTCGTGGTGTAAAGAAATTAGCGGGGACAAAGGAAGCGGCTGCGACAGAGTTGGAGAATGTTTCTCAGATTGCTATTGATGTTTTGTCAGGTAAAATTGCTCAAAGGGTTGGTGTTACTGCCGAAACTGAAACAATTTTGAAAGAAATGGCAAAAATTAAAAAAACTTTGAGTAAGGCAACTAAAGCCGCAGCAAAACTTAAGGCTGAACTTAAAGGTGAATCTAATGATGTTATAATCAGTTTGGTTAAACAGGTTGATGCTTTTGAGAAAGCGTTGGCTGAAGGTACTGCTGACCGTTTTGTTACATTACAGGAACTTCATAAAGAGTATTTGTCGTGGTATCCTAATGCTAACGATTTTGAGGGCAAAAGTGCGGAATGGTTGGCTGAACGGATTGTCCGTGCCGCTGGTGGCGCAGACGCTATTGAGGCTCGTGAAGCGAGCCGTGTTGCACAAAATAACTTTATACGTGAACAAATAGACGCATTACCTGAGGCATCTGTTGAAGAACGTCAATTTTTGGAAAACAAATTGATTGAAAACGAAACAGAACTTGAAGCAATTAGACGTGTAAACGATGTAAAAAGTAATGCAACGTATGCTAGTGAAGGTTGGATTTATGGTTTTGTTCCCGACACTAGTGGTGAACCTGTGCCGTTCCAAATTTTTACAACTGCACCTATGGATAATGAGTTTGGTACATTCAACCAGATGGATGATGCTATTGCTGGTTATGCTATCCCTGAGAGTGAGTTGTTGGATTTGCGTGACCCTGAAACTTTTTCCGCTTTTTTGAATCCAGAATTTTGGGCTGACGATTTAAATAAAGCATGGCGACAAGTTGGTATAACCGAATATATATCTGAGTCCGATATTGCTAATATGATTGAAAATAATGGTGTTTTGGATGAAACATTTGTGCGAGTTAATCCAGAAAAAGCAGAACTTTTATCTGGATTATGGGATATGAAAACCCGCATTGATGCCGCCAGAGCATCTGGCAATATTGAAAAATTAACCCATAATGAACTTGGACAATTCTTTGAATGGTTTAAAGACGTGCAACAAAGAATTGCGCACTCTTTTAGTCCTGATAACTCTGATGCTGTTGGTGGTATTGCATCACAATGGTGGTTTAAAAACCTTGTTGATGACGCTGCGGGTAACGGCTATAAAGGTGTGTTGATGCCTGCGTCAAATATTTTTGGTGACGGTTATCATTTTGCTTCAGATGAATGGGCTGTGTTGGTTCCCGATAATTGGAAAACACCTAAGATTGGGCAAGCACCAACTGACCCTTGGCAAACTGTTAAGGGCAACAAGTTTTTGCAAAACTCGCTTGATTCCACTATGGAAATGCACCAGTTGTCTTTGCTGGACAATAACGAGAAACTTCGTAATATGGGTCTTGATGTTGAGGAATCGTTGGCTAAACGTTCCGAACTTACTGCACAGTTGGAAGAAACACAGAAACAGGATACTGCTTTCCGTACTTTAATGGAGTTGCGTAATACTAATAATGTTTTGGTTGACGGCAAGTATGTGCCACGTGAGCAAGTTTTAGCAAAACTTGCAACTGCTGATGCGGAATTAAAGAAAGTTTATGACGGCATAGACAAAGAAGTGAAACAACAAATTGAGGCAAAGTTTGGTGTTGCAGAGTTGAACACGCAACGTTTAAAGTATGAGGAACGTTTGCCTATGTTGTTGGACCAAGCAAAAGTTTTGGAAACTTGGACTGAGGGTACTGGTGCTGGTTTGAAGCAGGAAATTCAGGACATGATTTTGTTGATTAAGAGTAAACCTGCTAAGGGTTCTACTGGTGCGAGCAATGCTGCTTATGTTGACAAGGTGTTAAAGTCTATTGAGACCAGTAGTTTGATTGATGACCCGAAGGTTGCTGAGGCTTATGACCGTGTTACAACCATATTGCATGCCGATGAATTAAAGTTGGCTACGGTAAATGAGGAACTTGAACAAAGTTTGGATTGGTTGCAGATGGCTCAAATGGGTTTATTGAATGGTAAACTTGTTAATGATGTTGCGGAAAAGGGATGGCAAGAAATTAAGGGTATGGGTTTGCAGATGCCCAAAGAAGTTTTGGATGTTTGGGGTCCAAACATTAAGAAACTTCTTAATCAGGTTGAGTTTAAAGATTGGATGAAAAACCTAGACAGGGTGAACAACTATTGGAAACGTTGGGTTACTAGTACTGTTGGGTTTTTTGTTCGTAACGGTTTTTCAGGTATGTTTATGAATTATGCTGATGGTGTCACTAATGATGCTATTGAGCAGGGTTTGAAATGGGCTGCATTTCAGAATGAAACTAAGCGTGGTATTGCTAAGGGCGATATTTTTGCTAACTGGACTCAACGGGCTAAGATTACTGACCCGAACGAGTTGGCTAAAGCGGAATGGGTTACTCAAGTTGTTTTGGCTACGGGTCATGGTGTGACCGATGATTTTGCAGCGCCTACTATTGGTCGGCGTGGTGCGGTGTTGACTGATAAATATTTCCAGTTTTTTAACCGTAAAAATAAGTTTGTTGAACGGGCATTACGTTTGCCAATGGCAATAGATTCGTTTAACAAGGGTCAAACTTTTGATGAGGCTGTGGCACGTATTAATCGTATTCATTTTGATTATAGTGATTTGTCTAAGTTGGATAAGGTTGCAAAACGGGTTGTACCGTTTTGGGTTTGGACAAGCCGTAACGTTCCGTTGCAATTGACACAAATGGCAGCACGTCCTAAAGCGTATTATGAGTATGAGAAAGTTAAGAAGTCTTTCCCTGTTAATCCTAATTTGATTATGCCTAAATGGATTGCCGACAAAGATGCTTTGGGTATTATGGGTAATTGGGTGTTGACACCTGATTTGCCCCATATTCGTTTGGCGCAACAGTTGCAATCTATTACAACACCTACTGGTATTTTGGGGCAGGCAGCGTTGCCGTTCCGTTTGCCAGCAGAATTGTTGGCAAACAGGCAACTTGGTATTAGTACTGGACCATTCCGACAAGATGAAGTTAAGGGTTATACTGCCCTTATGGCGAAGTTTATAGGTCCATTGATGGGTACGAAATATGTTTATTATGATAAGAATAAGAATCTTGTTATGGATTCACGTGTGAACTATATTTTGGAACAGGTTTTCCCTGCATTGGGACAGTTTAATCGTGTTACTGGTGGTGTATTTGGTGGCAAAGATACGTTGGAAGAACGTATGGTTTCTAGTTGGTGGAACTATTTTGGTGTGCCAGCACGTGAAATTGGTGAGAAACAACAGGAGTCTGAGATTGTGCGCAGGAAGTGGGCTGCTAACCAGTTGGTAAAAGATTTACAAAAACTTGTTAACCAAGAACAAGCACAAAAGTTAGAAGAACAACAACCTTAGTTATCGTGTAGGTTTAATGCTTGTGTTAGTTCGGCTATAATTTTAGAGTATTCAAACCAACTTTTGTTCTTGGCGATTTCATCGCCAGATTGCGCACGTAAATATAATTCAACGAGTTCTCGTGCAGCAAGGACAGAGATGACGAACTCTACTACAAATCCGTCACTGTCATCTTTGATTATGCTTGTGAATATGCCTTCCAGTTCGCTAATGTCATCTTTGTCAAATAGGTACATTAGTTCGTTTAGGTCTTCGGGGTCCCAGTTGTGTTCGCTAGATGTCACGGAAGTGTTCCAGTTTGCGTATTGCTACTTCTAGGTCGTTTACTTTGTTGATGAAAGTTTGTGGCGAACCGTAACGTTTCAGTTCTTTTTTCATAACGGCTAGTTCGTGGCGTAGTTTGTCTATGTTAGTTACTTGGGGTAATTTGGTCATATAGTTGTTGTGCAATTCCTTCTACAATTTGGTCTATTTCTAATCCGTTTTCGGATTTAAAATCTTTTCCTAAGATGTCTCGCATTACTACAATGACACCCATTAGGGTTGAGATTATGAACTCCATGTTGATGAAAATTTTATCTTCACCTATTGAGTATTGTGTTCCTTCTTTGCCGTATTTTGATTCTGTTTGTTCACTCATTCTGTTTCCTCTATGATGTCGTAATTTGAGTATGACATTGATAGGACACGCCCGTTAGGGGCGACTGCTATCCATGTCGGGGCATCGCTATCACAATAACAACCGATAGTACGTTTTTCATCGTTTTGAAAAACATGTTTACAGTTGTTACAGCGAACTGTAACCATTATCGTTTATCTCCTTTCAATGGCAACTTAAACGAATCTTCGTTTAACATAATTGATATCATGGAATATCCCACAATATCAATATATGAATCCACCAATGATTCGTTTGTTGGTTTACTACGTTTACTCAGGTTGTCTATGCGTGCAATTTTGTCGCATATACGGATAGCGACACCGATTATGCCGAAGTTGGTGATGTTGTTGTGTCCGTAGTCGTGTTGTTTACGGCACAACAGTTGCACCATTTCGTCATGTTCAAACGGCGGGTGATTATCTAGTAGCCATTGTAATGCTTGCACACCTGCACGTTCCAATACCAAGACTGCTAGTTCGGTGTCGGATGCTTCTGCGTTGCCGAGTTGCAAACTTTTTATCCATTTACTAATATAGGTTTCTATCGGCTTAAACATTTTTGGGTCGGGCAACGTTGTTGATGCTTCCTGTCTAAGTTTTTTCAATGCCGCATCAGCCGCTTTGTTGAATGTGCTATATGTTGGTTTCATTTAATCTCCTATGATTCCGTATTTGTTGTTTAATATTTCCATGATAACTGGATTCTGTTTCAATAATACTTCTAGTTTGTTTACTGCTGATTTTGTTTTACGCCAAGCATGCGACTTCGCTGATATGCCCACCTCACGGGCTGCTTCTTGGAATGTTTTGCGTTCATAGTAAATTAAGTATATCATCTGCTGGTCAGTCTCGTCCATAGATGCAACGGTTTTAGCCACAGCGTCAAGCAACACAATGTCATCGTCATAGTCGTGTGCAACCGCATACGGTTGCATTAACCACTCTATGTCATCTGAGTGATGTTTCTTTTGATTAGGGATATCTTCAGGAATCATATTTTTCGTTTATCATCATGTCCATAACGTCCTCGGGTTGTAGCAAGTACCCCATGCTGGGGTTACCGCTACGCCACGCAAACTTGTGGTACGCTTTCGGATTGAATCTGTCTTTGTTTGCTTTCAAATAGCGTTTCAGTCTTGGCACAGACACGATGACGAACGCACCGTCTAGGGCGTACACGTACACCCACCACTCTGCTTTCGTCACTGCTAGACCTGATGGTTGCCATAATGGTTCCCCGTTGTCGTCAAGACGGCGACGGGGATTCTGAACCATTTCAACAACCATACGACCATTACGGTAACGGTCAGTTTTAACTTCAAATGCACCGCTACTAATTTTTTCTAAAAATTCGGAAACGAGTTTCTCACCTTTGTGACCGAACGATAGGTCTGTTTGCCAATCGTGGGGCATTGGACCAATATCATAGTCGGATTTTTTACTCATTCTTTACTCCCAACTATGACGGTCACTTGTTTATCATCTTGCCATGCCACACCATTCAAGCCGTCCATTAGCAACTTTATATAGTTATCTAGGTCGCCACGTAACTTTGTTGTACCGTCTGCAAGCGGATGCAAATTGATAGCAATACCGTCTTTATTGAACGTGCAAATCAACATAACGTCACCTTCATATTTTGGTCCAGTGTACGCTGTGCGAATAATGTCTTCTGATTCTAGAGTACGGGCTGGTGTATAAACACGTCCACGTCTAGTCATACGTGGTCGCCCTTTAGGAATAGGTTTTGTTTCTATAAACTGGCTATGTTTTTTCATGTTTTCCTAGTCTGTATAAAGGTGTGGAATGGTCCACCAGAACCGTTGTCAAATCTGGCGCTGATAGTTAATGACTTTATTAAAACACGTTTCGCTGATGCTTGCACTATTTTTTTGTTGCTAGCATACATTTGCATAGCACCTAAACCATAATGCGCACCCGACCCAATGGCATACAAATTGTTTGTGTCCATTTCTGTACTATAGTCTGCGTCTATTTGATAGATGACACCATTGGCGCACACTAGTGAATCTATTGATGCTTCTGCTGGGTTAGATTCGTACTGTGGTAGTCCTAAGCCGTTTTGTTCTAAACATTCCCTATAGGCTGGTATGAATTGGCTGACCATAAACTTTGTGAGTTTTATACCGCTAAGTTTTGGAGGGAGTTGCGGCGGATTGAACACGTGTTGTATAATGTTTGCGCCACGTGTGTCACCTGCTACACCTATGAAGTATTTGCCTACGGTGATTATTTTTGATTGTGTCATTTTGCCGACACGTCCGTAATCGTCTGTCCATTGGCTGTCTGAACCTATGGCGCAGTAATCTTCGCCTTGTATTGCTAGGATTGTTGTCATGAGTGTACTCTGACTACTAGTTTGTCTATTTCTAGGTCGCCGTTGGGACGTAAATGATATTTACCCCACCGCCTGTCGGCGGTTTTGATAATGATTTTGGTTTGACTAGGGTTGAGTCCTGATTTGACACACTCGTAACCGAGTTTGGCTAGGGTTGATGAACGGTCTTTGGACGGCAGTGGTCCGTCACGCCAAATGACTTTGCCTAGCGGAGACAGAACTTGCATAGCCTCGTCTAATGTGGCATCATATTCTGTGTGCATAATCCCAGGTGCGGGTTTGATTACAGGTTTATAATGTGCCGCAAGTCGGGCGATGTCGGCTGGTGTGGTGCGGTTGGCGATAGCCATAGAAACAAAGTCGCAGATATGTAGAACTGATTGGAAGTCGTTGGGGTTTAGAACTCGTTGGTTGTGTGTGGTGTCGTCAATATAGTTTGGGTATGGTAGGCGAACATAGTTGCCGTATTGTCCGTGTTTGAGTGTGGTTTGTTTAGGGTTTACTTCTGTGGCTGGCACGTCAGCGACCTGATGCGCAGCCAATAGCATGTTGCGCATAATCTCAGCTGACACTGGTTCTGTGGCAAACACCCAAACATGGTAGCCTTTGGAACGTGAACGTTCTATCCACGATGTAACACCACCTGCTTGTAGTGCGTCATGTAGTTGTCGGGCTTGATGTAAAGATTGTTCTAAACCTAAGTCAAAGTCTGAACAACCCCACACAACTGACGGTACACCGTTTATGGGAACAATCGGATATACACCGATGCGTTCTGAACCGTTTAGGTGACGTTCAAATGTGCCACGATTGAGTGGTAGTTTTGCGCAACCGCCACTGTCTGTGCCGTAAACGTCACCACGTCCACGAAATAACTTGATGTAATTGTCTAGTAGTTTGTCGTCTATCATATACCCCCTTTACCAGTCGGTTAATATTTCTTGCATTGATAATTGTTCTACTTCGGGTTGCACAATGTTTTCTTCAAGTCGGTATGGTAGCACCCCATTCTCCAACCGTTTCAACCGACCCGTTCCTGCCTCAATCAAAAAGTCCATATCGTCCAACAGAACGGACGCAGGACGTTTACACTTAACCAAGTTCAATGTAACAGTATCCATGTGGATACGCAGATTGTATTGCAGTTCTTCTATTTTGGACATGATTCGTTCAGCGTTTGATGCTTTGTCTAGTTTTTCTTGCAGTTCACGAATGTGTCCTTCTATTTCAAATCGTTTACGGCGTACACCAACAATGTGTGTTGCTTGTTGTTCACCACCGTAAGCACCTGAACTGATAGTCATTTTACGTCCGTCAGCACCTGCTGTACGGCTGGACTGGTGCAAAACGATTAACGGAATATTGTGACGTTTACCGAACGCTTTAATGCTGTTGGCTTTTGACGGTACGTCTTCGCCACCACCTGTAATCAAATCCAAGTAGTCCACAACGATTAGTTGTGGGTCACCTAATACGTCTATTGTTTCCGATAATGCACGTTCCATTTCAATCAGCGACACAGTTTGGTCAAACACCGCCAAGTTCGGGAAATGTTCTAATGCTGTGTTGCGTAACAGTTCAATGGATTGTCTATCGTTTTGCGATATGCGTTCTTCAAGAATGTTTGCGTCAATGCCGTGCGTTACGCAAGCAAGTTTAATCAATGTTAATGTGCGTGGCTCATCGGGACAAAAGTAGATTACACGTTTGTCTTTGTTCGCTACAAGAATCTGTAACAACGCCAATGTTTTACCGCTATGGCTGTAGCCGTTTATAATGCACATCTCTGATGGTGCAATGCCACGCATTTGTGCATCTATCTCATGGAAACCTAGATAGATTCTTTCTTGTGGTGATTGCGCCCAGTGAACATAATCATCTGCGGCTTTATGTAATGGTGTGTAATACGCTAATGATGCCGTAGACAAGTCGGGCGTGGGAAGAATTTCCCCACGCCCCAACTTTGCCCAACGACCCACATAATCGGGGTCGGTCACAGATTACCGCCTAACTCGTGGTTCCCAAAACGCTTCTGTACCCGTAGTGGACTTGAACCAAGGACGCTTAGGATTGACCGCTAAACCGTCACGGTTATCCCAAACTTCGGTAACGCCTTTCTTTGCACATTCAGCATGCAACCATGCAGGGATTGGACCATGTTGCGTACCTTTGATACGAACCTGACCGCCTTGCGCTGGTTGAAACGCTGGTTGTGCTGGCTGTGTTACTACTTGACTATTCGGGAACGCTTGAACCAACATTTCTTCTTGCGTTGGTGCTTCGCCCGTCATACCCATTTTGGCAAACAATGCGTCTACCGTTGCGTCTAATGCCAAGACAAAATTAGCGATATTCATTTGAACATCATCTGTCTTTGGTGTTATATCGGCAGCAATCTTACCTGCAACCTGAATAACGATTGATTGGTCTCTGTTTACTGTAGTAATAACTATCTCCTATCTGTTTGTTGTTGTGAACTAACTATAGCATACCCTTATTCAACGTCATGGCAATTAAAAGCACCTTTGCAGACACTCCAAAAAGAACACCATGACTCTGAACATAACGCACTTTCATCATTTGTTATCCATTGATTATCCACACCAGTTCTCAGGGCTACGTTTACCGCCCCACGAACATGATGCTTTAACCAATTCCAATGTTCAGCACCCCGATAAATAGGCACGATTTGTGCTTTCGGGTCTAGTTGCCGAATCATTACACCATAATTAAACTTCGGTTCAATCTCTGATTGTTGAGACATTGCATAAGTATAAACTGTCGGCTGGATAGCCGACTTCTGTTTGCTGGATTGGCTATAAGTACGTTTAGCAGTTTTCCAATCCCATATCATGCCTTCATCATCAACATAATCTATTGTGCCTTCAAGCCACACAGCATAACCATTCACGTCAATGCCGAGCGGTGTTTTAAACGGCAACTCTGTTTTACCACCAAGTTTAACTTTCGGTAAAATGTTGTCATAAAAAGCCTTTGACATTGATTCCAAATATTGTGGAATATCTTCTTGAACAATGTTTGTTTTCTTGTAGTTTGTTGTTTCTAAAGATTCATAATCGTTGGCAACAACGTCTAACATATCAACAAACTTTGAAGCCGTTCCGTTTAGGACGGCTTCAATACCTGTATGAATTGCTGTACCTATAATGGTAGCGTCAGAACCTGTGCGGAACTCTGGACGAACTAAACCAAGTCTGGCACGTTCTGGGCAAATAGCCATATCACCAAGCCAAGACTGTCTGACATAAACTATTTTATTAAGTTCGCCTACCCGCATCATTTCTCCTTTAGAT